AGAGCTTTAATAGCCTTCAGGCCGTGCTTTTCGAGGAAGTCAGGCCACGGCGGCACGTCGGTGTCGGCCTCCGGCACCCAGTAGGTGACGCCGTCGTCGCCGAGGGCCTTGATGACGCGAGCGCCGTCGAACGAAACGACCCATTCTGCTGAGACGTACTCCATCACATCCTCGCGCTGGCGGTCCACGAAGCCGTGACGTTGGTCACGACCGAATTGAATATCCTGAAGCTGTTCACATTTGTGGTGTCGAACGTCGTCGCTCCACCAACATCGACCCTGCCTATGGTCGGAGCGGCCCTTTTCGTGACCTTGAACTCGACCGAGCGACCTTTGACCCCGCTCGTTCCGTTGAGCGCGGCATCCAGATAAACGAGGCTGCTGTTTTCCCAATACCGCTGGCACGCGCGCAGTTCCTCGGCCTCGTCGGGCATCTGCCACGGCGGCGGAACTCCAGTAAAATTTTTGTCTAAGTAAAGACCAACATTGGCTATTGCCACGGCATCCGATGCCGCGACTGACAACCCCAGCGCCTGCCCCGGACCAGCAAGAATATTACCAGCTTGGAACCCGGCAACGCCTGTAAAAGTCGATCCGCAATGAAAGGTGAATGCCAGTATCATTCCCGCCGTGTTGTCCACCGTCCACGTCCCGGCACTTATCGCACCTGCCGGGACAACTATTGTCTTACGAACCCACGTTCCCACTTCGCCCGCGCTTATCGCATACGACGCCAAAAAGCTGTGAGTGACGGGCGAATTTCTGATCGTCACCCAATAGGTTCCGGCGACCGTCATTTTGGCGTCAAAGCTGATTACAAATGCCTTCGACCCAGCCGTACCCAATCCAAAATCCGCAAGGCGCGTACCCTCTATGGACTGCGTTGAGTACACATATTCTCCCGCCGCCGCTGCTGTTTCCAGTGGTGATGTCCACGTTGCAAGAAAGTCGAAACCGCCTACTGTCCTAGGTCTGCGCGCCGACGCCACGGCGCTGGATGATACGAAACCGAGCATCCATTGATCCGCCGCATAGAAGCCGGATGAATTCCCTGCCGTGTTGCCCCATTCCTGGCTGACCTGCATTCCGCCGTTGACGATGCGGTTGCGCGCCTCGGCGGTTTGTCCTACCGCTTGAGAGTATCGGTTCCAAACACCGTTAGAATATCGGTAAGACGGACCCTCGACGAAAGTGACCACCTGCCCTTCAGTCGCCGGAGAAGGAAAATTGAAGCTCATTTGGACTCCTCCGAATCAACTGCCAGCTTCGACAGCTTGGTTGACTTGTCCATGACGACGATCTCTCCAGCCTCGACCATGCGGGCTAGTTCTGCCCTCAATTCCGGAGCGTCGCCGTAAGGGTCGTCGGCGCGCAGAACATATTCGTAGGGTTCCCCCTCTTCCGGCTGTAACGTCAGCAGAACGTGGTCCTGATACTGAACAGCACCGGTAATCGTGTCGGTCATTACGAAACCCTCTGCAACAGAACGAAGAAATTGCCAGCGGAGAGCTGGCCTCCGCCACGGTGACGCCACCCTCCGCTCAGGACATTTCCAACAGTATGGCCGGAAGCCGGGTGCGGACCGCTCCATTGGCCGCCGCTGTTAGCAATGATGTATGCACTGACGGAAGTGGCGCGGGTATAATTGCTGCTGTTCCAGCACAGCAGCGTCGTGCCGATTGGCCAATTCGTCTGTTCGCTGTTGGTGCTGGTATCGACCAGACTGGCAGCGGTCATTACCGGACTACCAGCGGCCGTAATGGTAGTAGCCGTAATGGTAGTAGCTGCAATGGCAGTAAGCGTAAGCACGCCCGATTCGTCCATAGTCGCTACGTCAGTGCCAAGCCCGTCGACCTGATTATTCCACACCCAACGATTAGGCCCAGTCTTAAAGCCAAAATAAAGATCAGCGCCGCTCGAAAATACGCGATCCAGAGCAGCCGCATCGCCACTTACTTGAACCCACTGCGACGAATCTACATCTTTGTACCAAATATACATTACGCCATTGTTGGAATCCCACCATAGCTGCCCCTCCACCGGAGCAGAAGGAGGAGCGTCGGAGGCATTCATTCCACCAAGATACTGATCAATTATGTCAAAATTACCATTTAGTTTGTTGCCCCAAGTATCGTCAGAAGCGCCAACTTCCGGCTTGATGAAGCTAAACTTAGGAGTTGTAGTGTCGGCCATTATTCACTCCAACCCGGCTTGACCGGTGTATCAGGAACCCAGAACTGAGTTTTTGGGACATCGGGGGTCCAATCGCTTCCACTCGCCGAAATAGGAACCCAACCGTCCGGAACTGGCGTATCAGGAATCCAGAATCCATCTTTGGGATCGTCGGGGTCCCAGAACGGTCCGATGTAAATGTCTATTGCAGCGCCGTCAAAATTGATCTCGAACGGAAGATCGCCCTCGAACGGCTGCGATACGCCCAGCGTTCCTTCCATATCGATCTGAATAGGCAAGCTGGCTTCTAGCTGTCTTTCGGCGGCGCGGAACAGCTCGCCGTGGATAGTCATGTCGAACGACAGATCGCCGATCATTCCAGCGTTGATGCGCAGAATACCAGCCAACCCGATCGTGAACGAAATAGCGCCGACCAGCGAGTAGCTTCTGCTCATTACGCCAGCGAAAGCGACAGTGAACGGAAGATTCCCGATATAGGTACGTGTTTCGCCCAGCGATCCAGAAAGAGTAGGAGCGAACGACAGCGTGCCGTCGAATATACCGGTTTCACGGAGTATTCCGTCCCATGTGGTGGCGAACGGGACGTTACCATCAAGGCCAGCTATTCTGGTAAGATAGGCGGTGTCGGTCCACAACATCAATTCCGCCGACAAGGTTAGACCCCACTTGTCGCGCAGATAACCCTCGACCTGAATGCGTTCAGCGTCCGACAAGCAGCGGTCGTAGATCAGCAGTTCGCAGACATCGAAGTCGCCGCCTTCGCCCGCCCCAGCATTGTTGCCGCCGTTGGCTAACTGGTAGCCGTTGAGGCAGTAGTAATAGTTCAGGGCGGTGGAGATCGCCAACAGCCCCGCTTGATCGACGCCGTTGATGTAGAAGTGGACGCCGACGCTCTCCTGATCGGTCTGGGAATATAGTTTCCACGGATCGGGCGGCGTGCCGAACGCCGTTGGCGCTTTGATCCAGCCACCCGGCTGATGTGAACAGTCGAAGCCTGATGTGTGGTAGCCGATCAGCACATTCTCGCCTTCGGGATAAGGCGCGGTAAAGCAGCGACCCCCTATCGGCCCCCAACGGCGAGCAACGTAGAGCATCGACCACGTATGCTTCATAGGCATTCCGCTGTAGAGCGATCGGTTGTCACCACGAAGACCGGCACCATTGGCGGTGAACCGCACAGCAGGCAAGCCGGTCGGCGTAACCGCCGCCTTGAAAGTGGGCAGCGGCGTTCCGACAAGTGCAGCCTGATTAGCAGTGCCAGTATTAGGCCACGCCGTAACGGTCGCGCCATCGGCAAGCGCCAACTGGGAAGCATCATGCTGCACGGCGAGGCCACTGGTGACCGGAATCGTCGGCACGTCCGGAAAATTCCAGCCAAGGTCCAAGCCGACATACATGGCATTTGGTGTATTGGCATTTAACCCGCCACCGGGAACCCTATAAGTGCTGTAGAGATTAGAGGTTTCACTGCTCCCTATAGCTATGGCATTAACATCGGCATTGCTCCACAAAAGCCCATCGAAAGCAGTCACCTCTTGCATTACCGCGTAATAGCCATTGGCCAGAAGCGTAAGCGGCGCAATCTCTGTCCACACCCATTCATATAGCGGCTTGCCAGCCATATCGACTGTCACTGTTCGCAGATTAGCGTCCGCAAACCATTCGTTTATTTTGACTGTACGAGTAGAACTAGATGCGCTACAATAGGTCCCCACCCAATTTACTGGAACATCGGCAGGGCCGATGCCATAACGAACGCCAACCTCGCCCGTGAAATCATTGCGACTAGCCCCCGGCACGAAGGACGTGAGCAGCCAATCATCAGGAGCAGTCGGACCGACCGGAGGCTCAACTTCCCCGCCAGTTCCCAGAACCGGGAATGTGATGTTTCCTTCAAAAGAAGGAAGTGGCCTAACAATCTGCCCAGCAAACGACACAGCAAGTACGAGCGTTCCCTCGAAATCGACTTCAGGAAGCCAACTGTAGAGATTATTGCCGTAAGCAAGTTTGCCGTACTTGGAAGTCATCAGTCAGTCGTTACCGTTAGCTTTCCTACGTCCCACCGAGCGATGTCATCTATTCCTATCGCTTTCGGTGTAGTCACTGTATTATGCCCAAGGCATTGTCCTCCCGAAGCGGCGCTCCACAACGCGAAATGTGTTATGGTGCCCCACGAAGCTGTCGCCGTTGGGTATTGAACGATAGTGGTATTCGACGCCACTGTCGGGTTGTTGCCGGTGTTGGCGAACGTAGCTGCTTGTCGCGCGTAAGCGCCACCCGCAACTAGATTAGCTCCAGAATCGCCCGGCGCTCCGGTGTGAAGCGAAACGAACCTAGCCGCCAGCAGCGAATTGAGGACGGTGGTTTCACCATTAGCTGTTAGGGGCATTTAACCAAAGCTCCTCATTTGACCTAGATGGCGTCGAGTAAGTCTCGAACCGCTAGCTTTGCTCAGCATGTGTTCGTCGTTGATGTCTTTAATAAGTTCATCGCTCTGGTTCTTCCACATTGTGCTCCGCTCGTCTTCCAAAGAATACGTGGAAGCTACGGCCAACACTTTCATGGTGAACATCATAGGGTATTCTTCGAGCGGCCACGTGATTATGTCTTCGAGCGGCGGAAGGCTCTGGTAATATGTAATTTCTAAGTTAATGCCATCAGGATAATTAACTATATCAACAGGAGTGCCACCAACAATGATGTAATTCCCCGAAATAGTATATCCACTCTTCTGGTCACAAGCGTAGTCCGAATTATAAAAATCGTCCTTGGGGATGTAGCGAAGCACCTTGCCGCCGACGATACGAACGAAAATCAACTCACGCCAATCAGAAGGCAACAAGTACCGCTGGTCGATGATGGTTCCAGTGTCGATCTGGACCATTTCCTTACAGCGGAGTTCTTTGCCGAGAATCTTCTCGGTCATGCGAACCCACTGGGTCACCACCGAATCAGGATACACATCCTCGCCAATGGCGAGCCAGTCCCGAATAGTATGACAAAAGTCGTGGATTGCAGTCATTCACACGCGTCCTTTCCAAATTCGAAATGCGGCGTTCTCTGGATCGTTTAGCCAACGTTTCCAGTCGTCGTCATCCCAATTCTCATGGATAGAACGCTCCATGACGGTCATTGGAACCCCGCGCGCTAAAAGCTTATTCGTACCTCTGCGGGGATGCAATTCCCTGACGATCTTATTATTCTCGATCGTCTGTGTCATGTCCACTTCAGTGTGAACAGTTAGTTCAGTAGGCCTTTCGTCGTCCCATATCGAGGTTCTGCGAACACCGCCGTCGTCTCGATACGTTCTCTTATATTCTGCCATCAGTATACCACGCCCCGGCGCTGGTGTCAAGTTCTACTGTATATTCAGGCGCGGCATATTTATTCCGCCTACGCCGATAAGACTCAGTAATAGCATTACAGCCACAAGAGCTATTATGACGACCCCGACCACTTTTATAATCCTCGCCGGTGGTTCAGGGATCACATTGTCGACTATGTACATCAATATCCAATACAGTATCCCAAGAACCAGCAGATAAATGATGAGATTTACAAGAGCGCCAATCATATCTCAAGCCCTCGCTCGTAGGAGTTCTCCAACGCCTCTAGGAATGTGTCGTAATACCCGGCGATTAGTTCGTCCTTGTCATTTCCGTTTATAATTCTTCTGGCGTTGATGGGGTCGTCAGTATCCTCGTTGAAATAATCGCCCAACTTAACCCCCGTGAACCAACCTTCCGCCATGCCGCGAAACATAACGCGAGCAGCTATAAGGGAGTCAAGAGCCAAATCAGGAAAATCACTAAGATCGCGATCGTCAATGAGACCCAGAATAGCGGAGGCACGCTCATAGTTTTCTTTCCAAGTAAGCTGAACGAATCCGCGACCATAGAACGTATTCCCGTTTCCGTCTGGTTCGCCGTATTCGTGGCCCTTTCCGAGGCCGTATTCCCTGATAGGCCAGATTTTGGTGGCCGTTTCGTGGTAAGCAGTAGCCAGAATATAAGCAAGCCAGCGCATATCTTCCATAGGCGTTCCAGTGTACTGGCCCTCCCATAGGCCGAGAATAACAGATTGACCATCCACTTGTTGCTGAGTCATCGCCCCAGAAAACAAGCTGTTCCGTACACCTTCGAAATACGTAGCCCGGTCAAATCTCATGGATTCACATTCAATTTCTTGGTCATCACTTCGACAACCCGATCAATTGCCTCTTTATTGTCTTTAGTTTGACCTTCTAGCACCGTCAACCGCGTGTTTATGTCAGCCAAGTGTGGCGAGCCGCGAACTTCCAGTGTAGTTACACGCGCTTCTAAATTAGTCATGTAACTTATCACACTAACGCCGCCAGCACCGAAAGCCAGCGCCTGCGCGATCAGAAAGTAAACCAACGTCTGGTTTTCCCTGACCCATGACCTAAGTTCGGTCATTTTCTATTTTTCTTCACTTTCTTGGGCAGTTTCCCGCCTGGGTCGGACTTCACAAACTCCTTGCCGACCTTCTTAGGAATGCCTAGCGTCGACTTTCCAGCTGCCGCCGCGTACATTGCACCACGCTGAGCTTTGGATTTCGGAGGCATTACCTTCCCCTTATCTCCACGTTCCCGTGGATTACGATGATCTTATCGAATCCGGATTCGTTGCGAACAAAAATATCGTCGCCCGCCTCTAGATTGTCGAACGAGGTGGATAGCCGAAAACCAGTGAAGTCATCGGTCCCGCTGGAAATCGACATGAATTCCGGGTTGCCCGGCGTAGGGAATGTCCCGTCGCTGCTAAGAATAACACGCATCTTGGACGGGTACTGAATGCACAGCGCAACATGCGATTCACCGGTAGCGATGTTTACCCAATTTTCATCGCTGATCTGCATAATATCGGTCTTGACGGCCATTGCTTCCTCCAAAAAAGGAGCGGCATTTGCGCCGCTCCAGCCGGTGTGGGGTTCAGGTAATGACCGCGCCCTGTTTCACGCCGTTCATGAGGATGTGAGCGAGGGGATTCCTCATCTCAATTCCCCACTCCGCCAGAATCATGCGGGTTTCGGCATCGCCGATCTTCGCGATCTGATACGTCCGGAAGTTCCGGAAATACCCGATAGCCAAGAAATCGGGATCGAGTAGAAGTCCAACGTCCGCCGGAATCCACATCGAAGGCATAACCTTCACGCGACCGAAATCGGTAGCGATCACGTCAACCGTCGACGCAACTTCCGTCTTACCGACGAGTACCTGCGAAATACCACGGCCTTCGAAGGTCGAGACAGTCCGCTTCATCGCCGGGGTAACAACCCAGGTATCTGGGCGAGCGCCATTTCCGTAGGCGCGTTCCATCGCATCACCAAGCATTACCTCGGTGAGAGCAACTTGGGAAGCGCCCGCGACGGCAGCGAAAGCCCCCGTAGCAGTTGTGGGAAGGCCAGTGACTACTCCAATAACCGCATCACCTGCCACAGCCTGCTTGTCAACCGCGCGAGCAATCCAGTGACAGACTGCTTCCGTCTTGCGAGCGGTTGTGGTATCGTCGCCATCGACGCGAGCTTGACGGCTCGAAGCGATGGTTTCGATGTCGGACTTTAGCACCTTGGACGCCATTGCCATCTGGTGGCCCATTTCGGACCCCTTCCCGGCTGCGTCGGACGCTTCCTGCGAGCCAGAAACAGTCGCATCGCGGCTGGAAATCTGGCACACATTCGTAAGCCGCACCGTCGGTTGACCGGCGGAACGGGTCAGCTCAAAACCTTCGAGCTGAGCATTGTTGGGGTCGACAGCCTTGTTGAATTCGGTCTGCCAATCGAAAGTCCTGTTCTTGACGTTACGACGACGAGCTAACGACACGATAGGGGTATCGAACGGATCGATGTTGTAGATCGCGTTTGACAAGTCCTCACGGTTCGCCGTCGCCGAATACGTCGTGAACGCACCTGCTACCTTAGGCATGTTTCACCTTTGTTGACGTATGATTTCATCGAACACCGGAGCAGCATCAT